TCCGGGCGGGGGGGGCGGGGGGCGGGGGGCGCGCGCGGCCGCCGGGGCATCCGCGCGGGCCTCCTCATCAACGACGTGGACTACCTGGGCAGGCCTACGGAGCTGATCCTGCTCACCCCGCACGTGATGGTGAGCATGGCCCCCCTGGGGACGCAGGGGTGGTTTGTGACGGGCCACGTGGAGCATAACCTTGGGCGCACGCCTATGGAGGCGCTCGTCTATCGCGGCAACCTGGATCGACCGCTGGGGCGCTCCAGGCTGACGGATGGCGTGCTGTCCATCGTGGACCGCGCCGTGCGCGCCTCGATGCGCATGGACGTGTCCTCGGAGCTTTTCACGGCTCCCGGCCTGCTCCTGCGTGGCGTGGACAAGGCGACGTTCGACCAGATTAAGGGGTCCTGGTCGTGGCGGCTCGGGTCGGTCAAGGGCATCTCTCGGGATGAGGAAGGCGACCTCCCCGAGGTCGACATGATCCCCCAGCAGTCCATGCAGCCCTACGTCGACCAGCTCCGTGAGCTGGCGCAGGAGCTGGCGGGCGCTCTGTCCCTCCCGGTCGGCTCGCTGGGCATCGTGCAAGACAACCCCTCGTCGGCGGACGCGATTTACGCTGCGCGCGAGGAGCTGGTCACCGAGGCCTCGGACTTCAACGATGCGAATAGCTACGCGCTTAACCGCGTGTATCGCAACATTCTGATGCTGCGTGATGGGGTCTTGCCCGAGGACGCGGCGCGTATTTCGACGCATTGGCGCAACCCGGCCCGCCCGTCCATCGTGTCCCAGTCGGACGCGATGATCAAGCAGATTCAGGCCATCCCGGAGATTGGCAAGACGGACGTTGCCCTGGAGGAACTGGGCTACACGCGCCAGCAGATTACGAGGATGCGGGCGCAGATCGAGCAGCAGCGGGGCCGGGATAACCTGGACGCGATTCTGCGTGGCGCTCGCGGCCCCGCCGCCGGGGGTGGTGATTTTGACCTCATCTGAGCAGCTGAAGGTCTACGATCAGCTGGTCAGGGCGACGCTCACGGGCGCGGAGGACCAGCTGGTGAGCCTTTTCCGCGTCCTGAATTTCGAGGACGTGCCCCTGTCGCGTGAGGAGATGAAGCGTTTCCTGAGTAGCCTCGTGGATGCTTATGGCCCGGCGCTCACGCAGGGCGCGCTTGACTGGTATCAGGAGCTGCGACCGGCGTACAAGACAGCGTACACGCCGAAGGCGCTGATTCCGGCGGACTCGGTGGAGCGGATCGACCGTCTGAGCCGCTACGCGGCGGGCCTGGGGCGCGACAACCCAGGCCGGGCTATCCGCGTCGTGGCGGGCGCGATTGGCCGTGAGATTCAGACGGGCGCGCGTCGGTCGATTCTGCGGGCGGCGGACCTGGACCCGAGTGCCCCGCGCTTTGCCCGCGTCCCGGTCGGCAAGACGTGCGCGTTCTGCACGTTGCTGGCCTCGCGCGGGTGGGTGTATCACTCGAAAGACCTCGCGGGAGGTGCGGGGCACGAGTACCACGACTCCTGCGACTGTCGGATCGTGCCGGACTGGGAGCACAAGGCGCTGCCTGGTTACCATCCGGATGATATGTACGCGGCGTATCTTTCGGCGCGCCGTGCTGCGGTGAAAGATGGTGTGAAGGCACCATCTGGGCGTATAATTACGGCGTATATGCGGGACGGCCACCCCGAAATGTTCTCGGATGGTCAGGGTGTGGATCGTCCTTCGCGGGCGCTCCGCTCGCGCAGGCTTGAGAAGCTGGCGGCTTCTCGGGAGAAGGAGAACAGGAATGAGCAAGAAGGCTAAGAAGGATACGGAGGCGGCGCAGGAGGCCGCTCCCGCCGTCGATCAGACCCCAGAGGCACCGGAGGCTACTCCGGCGGCTCCCGAAGTGCCCGAGGCCAAGGACGAGGCCGCTCCGGCGGCTCCCGAGGCACCGGCTGAGGAGGCCTCCGAGGAGTCCGCGGACTCCCCCGAAGCGCCCGAGGCCAAGGACGAGGCCGCTCCAGCGGCTCCCGAGGCACCGGCTGAGGACACTCAGGCGACCGTGGCGGCGCTCCAGGAGACCGTCGAGGCCCTTCAGGCGCAGCTCCAGGAGATGTGCGACCGCGAGGAGGCCCGCGAGCGCGAGGCGAAGCGCGCGCAGCGCCTGGAGAAGGCAGGCATCCCGGCATCGCTCGGGTCTTTCATCCGCGACGATGCGGACCTTGAGGCTCTGAATGAGGCCCTGGCTGGCCTCGCTAAGCCCACCCCGGCACCCGCCGGGGCTGCCTCCACGCCCACGCTCCCCACCGTGGGGACGAAGAACCCCGGCGGGGAGGTGCTCAGCGTTGACGAGATGATCGCCCGCGCTGAGGCGAACGGCGACCACGCCGCGCTCTCCAGCCTCAAGCTGGCGAAGCTCTCGGCTGCGTCCAATCTCATCTAGGAGGAAACATGACCGGAGTTACTGGTCAGGGCACGACCTACAACCTGCCCAACTACACCGGAGACCTGTTCCTGGTCTCCAAGGAGGACACCCCGTTCCTGTCCGCTATCGGCGGCCTGACCGGCGGCGAGTCCGCAGGGTCCACCCTCATCGAGTGGCAGACCGAGGACATGCGCGACGCGGACATTACCCGCCAGCGCACCGAGGGCGCTCAGGCTCCCAACGGCGAGGAGCGCCCGCGTTCCCGCGTCTCCAACGTCCTGGAGATTCACCAGGAGGCGGTGGAGCTGTCCTACACGCGACAGGCCACCACTCGTATGCGCTCCACCGACGGCGAGAAGCTGGTGACCATCGGAACCACGACCATGCCCGAGTCTGAGCTGAAGCACCAGCTCGACCTGTCCCTGAAGCAGGTCGCCCGAGACGTGAACCGTGCGTTCATTCAGGGGGTCTACCAGAACCCCACCGACAACACCACGCCTCGTAAGACGCGCGGCCTTGTCGAGGCCATCACGACCAACGTGGTGGCGGGCACCGGCAACCTGACCGAGGACCTCGTGCTGGACACCCTCCAGAAGGTGTGGGAGCACGGCGGTATCCGTGAGGGCGAGACCCGCACGATCCTGGTCGGCGCGAAGATGAAGCGCTCCCTCTCCAAGGTGTTCATCAAGGAGAATGGCTACCGCGAGACCTCTCGCACGGTCGGCGGCGTGAACGTCCAGGCCATCGAGACGGACTTTGGCGCGTGCAACATCATGCTCGACAATGATGTTCCCGCTGACACCCTCCTGGTCGTGTCGCTCGAGGAATGTACGCCCGTGTTCCTGGAGATTCCGGGCAAGGGTACGTTCTTCGCGGAGCCTCTCGCAAAGACGGGCGCGTTCGACAAGGTGCAGCTGTACGGAGAGATTGGCCTGCGGTATGGTGCTGAGCAGCACCACGGCAAGCTGAAGCTCTCCTGATCGACTCCGGAGGCGGGGCCTTGAGCATCGGCCCCGCCTCCGGCCCAACTGCGAGGAGAACACACCGTGAACATCTACTCATCCATCTACCCTGAGCTGCTTCTGGTTCTGCCTTCGGGCAGCATCCAGTTCACCGAGGGGTCGGCCACGGTTACCGACGAGAAGCTGGCGGGCGAGGTCCGCGAGCTGGCGGCTCGCGCGGAGGACCTGGGCCTGATCGCCCCCGAGGCTGAGGCCGGGGACGAGAAGCCGGGCAAGAAGTCCGGCAAGAAGGCCGACGAGGAGCTGGTCTGACGTGACCGCCCTCGCCTTCGCCACGCTTGACGATCTGCGCGACCGTCTGTCTCCCGAGGACCTTCGGGTGGTGGACGCGGCTCCCGCGCGCGCTCAGGTCCTCCTGGAGGACGCGAGCAACCTTATCCGGCACCGCTGCGCGGGCTGGGAGGGTGCGTCGGAGTCGGTGCGGGTGGCGGTCGTGTGCCGCGTCGTCGCCCGTGCGTTGCGTCAGCGCCCGGTGGGCGTGGCCGGGGATGCCTCCCAGGTCACCCAGACGACCGGCCCGTTCACCATGTCCACGTCGTGGTCTACGCCGAGCGGGGATATGTTCCTCACCCGGCAGGACCGGGACGACATTAACGGCGCGACGGCCTCGTTTTTCGGGTCGGCGGACACGCTGTTCGGAGGCCGCTCGTGAGCGTCATGGAGGCCTGGAAGGAGCAGGCGGTTCTCCTGCGTCGTGCGGAGCCGAAGCGCGACCCCCTGGGGGTCACCTTCAGGGCGCACGACGTTCAGGAGATCGCGCTGGCCCCGGTCCTGGTTGCCACCACGGAGTCTGAGAACCGCGAGGGAACGGGCGAGGATTACGGGGTTCGGGAGGACGTGACGATCTACTGGGATAATCGGGGCGAGGCTCCGGCCTCTGTCCTGCCGGGTGACCGGGTGCGTCTGCGTGGTGGCGTGTGGGAGCCGGTCGGCTCCCTGGTAGGGTACCCCCTGGGGGTATATCTGAGGCTGCGGAAGGAGGCAACCCGTGAGCGTTAAGTTCAAGCCGAACAAGCGGGCGGCGGAGGCCCTTCTGAAGGGGTCGGAGGTGCAGGCCCTGCTTGCCAGGAAGGCGGCGGAGGTCGCCTCGCGCGCCGGTGAGGGCTTCACCTCCGGGGTGCGCGTCGGTAAGGACCGCGCCCGCGCCTACGTCCTCCCCGAAACGTACAAGGCACGCAGACGACAGGCGCGCGACCACGTGCTGGAACGCGCCGTAGGAAGGGGCTAACAATGAGCCACCCACTCCCCGATCTCCAGAAGCTGGTGATCGACTACCTGAACCGCCCCGGTGTTGTCCAGGGCCTCGAGGGCGAGTTGGCGGGCACCACGGTGGGCGGCGTGCGCCCCTCCACCGAGGAGGACCCCCACCCTTACGTCCTCGTGCTGGCGACGGGAGGCCCCGGTCAGCATGACCGAGTGCTGTACACCGCCCAGATCACCATCGACTCCTACGCGGCCACCTCGTGGTGGGCGGGCGAACTCGCCCGCCGCGTAGGGGATGCCGTTCACGCTCTCCCGAGCGCGGACGGCCCCGTGGCCGTCGTGCAGTCTCCCGCTCCGGCGGAGCTGCCCGACCCCGACACGGACCTGCGTCGCTACACGGCGACGTACCAAGTCACTGCGAAGTTAGGAGTTGCAGCATGAGCAAGACTAATGCTGATCTCGCGTTCATGGCGGGGTCCGAAAAGGACACGCTGTGGCTCGGTCCCGCCGGGACCGATCTTTCCACCATCACCAACCTGACCACCGCCATGCCTGCTGGCATGATCGATGTGGGCTGGCTGTCCGAGGATGGCATGGGCCTTGGCATGTCCGACTCCGTGGACAAGGTTCGCGGCCATCAGGGCCACGGAGTTGTCCGCACGTACATGTCCGAGTCCTCGACCACGTTCAAGGCCTCGCTCCTGGAGTCCAAGCTGGAACTCCTGAAGCGTTACCTGGGCGTTCTGAAGACCGAGAAGGTCACGGCGGGCACGTCCTCGATCACCCGCATGGAGGTCTCCACCTCCCGTAAGGTCGAGGGCCTCGTGGGCGTGGCGGATCTGTTCGATGTGTCCACCGGCAAGCAGCGTCGTTACGTCTTCAAGCGCCTGGAGCTGGGCGAACGTAGCGACATCTCGTACAAGGTCGGTGAGCTGACCGTGTACGAGTACAACCTCGAGGTCCTGGACGGTTATGTCCTCCTGACCGACGAGGAGGGCCTGAAGGTCGTCTGACCCCTGGTCTCCCACCCGCGCGCCGTGGCTGGTCTCCCCGCGCC